CCTTAACAGATATAGTTACTGATGGTTTATGTTCACACCAATGTTGTGCATAACATTTCCATATCTCTAACTGTTCAATAGCAGTCATAGTATATCTAAAGATAGCACTAGGGTCTGCTTTCATAGGAAAAGAAAATACAGAATTATTAGGTTGCATTACATCATCTTCACAAGGTATACCCTGGTCTGCCATAAACTGTGTTAATGGGTCTTTTTTATCTCCTCTTACTGTTCTAATGTAATATGGATTATGTCTAGCATGTATACCACTAGCACTATCAACTAATTGACTAACTGTACCAGAAGGTTTAACACAAGTAATAGCTGTTGATTGTGGTATACCTAACTTCTTAGCCCACTCTTCATTAGTTATTACAGCTTTATGTCGCATCTTACCTAACACATCTGGTAATTGAGTTCTCATTCTAGATAATAAACTATTATCCATAATACCTGTAAGAGATACACCTAATAATCTTTCTTCTTCTGTATTAGTTTGCCATCTCTTACGTAAATAACCAAAGTCTGTAAGTGTAGCTTGTATTGTACCTAGTATAGTAGCTACTTCTATCTTATTGTGTAAGGTTTCTTCTGTATCTGTAGGTCTTACAACTACCTCTGTAAGATTACAGAACTGATTCGGTCTTAATATAATTTCACTACAAGGATTAGTACCAAAGTCCCAATCAGCATTACGTCTACCATTCTCTCTAGCTTTATCTTGAGCAGATTTTCTATTAAAGATACCACGTTCACCAGATTTACTTTCATATAATGCTAACCATTCTTTCATAAAGATACCTGCATCTGGTTTCTCTGTGTATGCTACAGAGTTATTAGCTAATGCTCTTTCTGGATTAGTTTCCCACCATGCACCAGACTTAGCAACTCTTAATCTCTGGTCTGATAAATTAGACAGAGATATAAGAGCTGACCTACGAACACCTCCAACTACCACAACTTCACCTGTTTTACAAACTATATCGTGAGCTTCCATTGAAGATAATTTTCTACCTCTAGCACCTTTAAATTTTTCAACCGTAAAATCAAATAAATTAATTAACGGTTGAGGACCACTAGCTCGACCACCAAAAGTTTTTAATCTTGCCCCTGCAGGTCTTATTTTAGTCATATTTAATTTTGGTATTCTGTTAGTATATAGAAAAGATATTAAATCTTTAAATCCTCTTGCCCATCCTTCTTTAGAATCACTAACTGAAACAACGTCATCTGTTTTTTCAAACTCTCTATCTGGTATCGTAGGAAGTTTGTCTATGTACTGTCTTTCCACAGAGAAACCTACACCTGTACCATTCATTAAAATATATAACACTTCATCAAATGCTTTTGGATTATCAATAGGTATGTAAGAACAATTATATCCTGCTATGTTCTCTCTTTCTAATGCAGGTCCTGCTGTCATTAATGCTCTCATCGAAGGCATAACAGAAAGATTAATAATATAATCTTCTATTCTTCTCCATACTTCACTATCTAATACTACACCTAAGTTTTTATCTAAATGAACCTGCATAAAATTACTAAACCTAGATACTGTTTCAATCCATGTTTCTCTTCTACTTTCCTCAGACATCCAACGTGCATATCTAGATGTATGAATAAAAGTTTGATACTCCGTTGGTAAATAGTTATTCATTATGTCCATGCTCCTTTATGTGTTCAATTAGTAATTCTAAACAATGCTTAGCTTTTTCATAATCTTCTATACCATTTTTATATCTAGCTCTTGTAGTGTACTTAATAACGTTACCTTCTAAAAATGTAAGATTGTTTGACGTAATAAATTCGACAGGTTGAATCTTAAAATTTTTATAATGATTACCACCTACTTGTTTTTTACGACTAGCATATTCTTTTATATTTAATTTTTTAAAATCTTTCTCTCGTACGGTTTCTCTTATAGCTTCATCCATGCTACCCATTATAACTCCTTTCATGATGATAGTAAAGTATTAATTCTTTTTCTTATATATTTTATTTCTTTTGACTGTATAACTTTGTAAGCAAAGCTTCTTGTATATGATGGATTTAAATCTGCCATTTCACATACGTATTCAAAATTATCACAGGTCACTCCTACACTACAAAAGAACCAAGCTTTAGCTCTATCTCTATTAATTACTGAGACACTTGTTTCATTTGTCTCCTCTGGTTTTGTCGCATCAAGTAAAGCTTGTAAAATAACAGCAATAAATAATGTTCGTTCTTTACTCTCTTTACGATGTTTATCTAATTGGTCGACAGAGTATTCTTTCATTAGATTTCTTCAACTTTAATAATATCTTTATGTTTATTTCTAGTATTTTTATTACCAGGTTTTGTATAATCTATATTATATCCTTGTTTAACTTGATATAATCTAGCAGGTTGATAACCATTTTGAGTTGCGAACTCATTTAAATTTGCAACAATTATTTCTTTTTTTGGTTTACTAAAAGTTATTTTATGAGGTCCAAGAGCATTGGGATGGTCATCTCCTCTTCTTAAAGCTTCTATAGGAGGAAAAAATTTACCCCCTACATAAGCATTATAAAATAATCTTTGGTCTGTTCCTTCTATCATGGTAGTTAACACATTATATTTCATTTGATATTTCATTTCATAGTATCTTAAACTTCGTTTATTTTTATATTCTCCAATAACTTCAAAGATAAAATACTTCTTTCCAATTTTTTTTATATCTTCATTTAAATATTGGGATGAGCCAGTATAGTCTCTCCAGTTTGACTCAATCTTTTTTTTATTTCGTAAATGAAAATATTGTTTACATCCAATATAAGCTCTACTATTTTTTGTATTAGTTATGATATAAACAAAACCAAACTTATCAAAATTAGGAACAAAAGCTTTATGTGTTTTCTTCCAAACCCAATGGCTAACTACCATTCTAGTATCTCCTCAACCTCAGGAGTTTTTGCAACATGCGAAAGAAACCTGTTACCCCTTGCATACTTAAACAAACGAAGCCCCTTACCATCGTTAGCATCAGCCCAACAATCTTTTTTATGAGGACAAAACACACAGCCAATAGCAAGCTTACGATTCCCACTAGCACCTTCAGGAATATCTTCATAACATTTTTCAACAGGAGGTTTACTTTTTTCAGCAAAACTTCTAATCTTTTTAACACGTTCTTTTGCATTTATCATCTCCATGTCATGCAGTTTCAGTAAAGCCAAAGCTCCACTTTGTTTATCAATAGCTAAAAAAGCTCCCTCTTTTTTACCCTGTGCTGTTGCATAAGCAGAGAGCTGACCAATATAGCCAAAGGGGTCATCCTGTAACAAAGTTCCATTTTTAAATTTTTTAAAACCCATAGCTGAAGCACTCTTACAATCCACTACAACATCATCAATTAAACAATCTTGATGACCCATCACACCTTCTACATTTAATTCTTGTTGTTTGTTAGTTACTTTATGTCCTGCTAAAGTAGAAAATAAAATAAGTAAAGACTCTAAAATATGTCCATACAAAAATTTAATTCTAACTTCTGGAGGTAACTCTTCTTCTTTCTTTTTAGTATTTAATTCATACCATATTTGTCTATCTTTTTTTCCAATTAAAGACAGTCTTAAATCTGTAGATGGTTTTCTTTTTGTATATAAAAAATCTAGTAAATGACTTTTTAATTCTTCTACAAACACATCAATATTTTTTTCTACATCTTGTTTTGATATAGGTGGTTTGTCTTTTCTAAACAAATCATATATATCTTCTACTAAAGTTTCTATAGTTTTCATAAATTAAAAAGTGGTAGCAAAAATAAATTTACTACCACCCCCTCTCACACATTATTTAGTAAATTGAATCTCATCACCTGCAACAGCATCGGTAGATGAATAACCTTCTGGAACAACATCAAAAGCTTCTGTTTCATCTGAGCTGTAAGGGATAAGGTCTACAACCTGCACAGACCTCAAGTCTGCACCGACTCCTTTTCTACCTCTGTACTCCCAATCGTAAGTAGAATACAGAACATTCACTAAACTACCATTGCCCACCATGGTGTTAGGAATTAGTTTCTTTTGTCCATCCATAAGTTCTGGTTGACGATTTTTAGAACCATCTTTTCTTCTAACCTTTCTCTTTATAGTGACAAAATCTCCCCTATCGTCTCCTTTATTCTTAACGATAAGTCCATCTTTTTTTAACACGTCAATATTTTTAGCATCTAAGTTACACACATCGACAGTCCATACACCATCTGTATCAAAGGTGGTATTTGGATTAGCAATGGCACACCAATATGCTTTACCTGTTATTACACTCATAAATTTTTCTCCTTAAAAATATAATTTTATCATATAAATAATATACTTGTCAATGAGTTTCTGCCCATGTTAAACCAACATTGTACTCATTATCCAAAGGACATTTTAAATTTAAAACTTTTTCTGTCGTTTGTATAGACTCCTTTGTGATTTGACAAAACCTTTCTACATCTTCATTAGAGACTTCAAATTGATATTCGTCATGAATAGAAGCTACTAACTTTACATCGAGCTTTTCTTTACTTACCGATTTAATCATCTCTACTAACCATTGTTTACACACAACTGCTCCTGCCCCTTGTATCAAAGTATTCAAAGCTGAGTGTGTACTACGAGGATATAAAATTCTACCGTCTAAACCTTTTAGCTTTCCAGACCTGGCAGTTTGATATACCTCTTGTCTTAATTTATTTAAAGCAGGAATGCTTTTTAAGAATTTATCTATCAATGTTAGTCCTGCTTGTTTTCCTTTACCAACAATCTTACCAATCTTGTCAGCACCTGCACCATACATCAAAGCATATATAAATGTTTTAGCTTGGTCTCTACTGTCTAGTCCTGCTAGTTTCATATTAAGTGTATGAATGTCTCCATTTAATAAATGATTAATATATTCTTTTGCATTCTTAGGGTCACACTTATACATATAATGAGATAAACATCGTAACTCTAATCCACTAGCATCTGTTCCAACAAGCTTATGGGTATCAGGATTTTTGACAGTCCACACCGACCTACACTCCTCTCCAAACGGAGAATATTTAGCAGGAACTTGTTGCATATTAGGACTATTGGCAGATGTTCTTCCTGTCACCGTAGATAATGTTCTGACCTTACCTCTAACTCTCCCATCCTCTTCACAAGCTTCAATCCAAGACTTAATTTGTGCATATCTTTTTTGCAGCAATAAAAATCTATTAAACATCTTAGCTTCTGGAAGTTTAATCTTAGATAAAATTGTTTCATTTAAAATAATATTTCCTTTTTCTGTTCGATGTTTAGGTTTCCAACCTTTGGATATTAAAACTTCTACTTGTTGTTGTCTACTACCGATGTTAAAATCTTTGTAATTAGTTTTAGTTTTTAATTTAATTTCTTGCTTTGGAAAAATCTCTATAGCTTTTTTCTCAATACTATCCATCTCATCTTTAATCGTATTGAATAAAGTTAAAGCTTTTTTCATATCAAATTCAAAACCATTCTTCTGTTGTCCGTCCATAATAGTTCTAACATTATGTTCCAAAGAAATTGAATAAGCAGAAAAATCTTTCATCTTTGTCAGTAAATGTTTGTAAACTGCATGAGTCACTTCAACATCTTGCTTACAATATTCTAACATCTCTTCCGTATACTTCTCAAAAGACTCTACTCCACCTTTATAAATCTTTAATCGTATACCCCACATTTTTAAGCTATGTCCTCCATCAATTAATGGATAGATAAGCTGAGATAAAATTAATGTATCAATAACTTGACTAGGTTTAATTGTAGTTCCAAGAAGATTATTAAGCACAGGAGCATCGTAACTGATACCATTGTGCATAATAAATTTATCTACCTGTCTAGCCCAAGCTGAAAATCCATGCAGTTTAGGAGGAGGAAAGGTATACACTTCATTTGTATCAATATCTTTCGCAACGACACAATGAACTTGAGTAGGTTTTAATCCATCAGTTTCTATATCAAGAACAACTTTCACAATCTTCCTCCTCTTTTCCACACCAATTACAAGGTTCACCTTTACCTACTGCCATTTCAGTTTCCTCTTCTTCACAATAATGCTCCCACATTTCTGGCTCTTTATCATCATTAAATAAAACTTTGTGTGCTTTTACTATCATTCTTTTTTCCTTAAATGTTAACTCTC